CCGGACCCTCCAGTTCCCGATGGCAAGAGGAGACTAAAACCCGCGATCAAGGAATAAGGAACCGACGGCACAGCCTCTAGGGCCACACTCCATGCGCTTGCTGCTCCAGTAAAGATCAAAGCACCATTGGAACTAGCGAGCGAGCCGCTGCCCTCAACCGTAAATCCACTCGCTACTGGAGGAACCGTCGCCGGAACGCCCATGAACCATGCAAGCCACGCGCTTCCGTTCGAGATGAATTCATACGCCGCGTCCGTGCATTTGTAGCGCGTTCCTGCGAGCGGCACCGTCACGGGGAGGCTGGCAAAAGGCCCGGTCAACGAAGCGTCGGAGCGAAGCTGCGCCAATGCACCGGCACTCAGAACCGCGTACACATTGTCGCCCGCGTTCGCGTTGCCGTCAACGCCTTCCGCTGTTACGGCCCACTGTGTTCCTGAATTGACGGCGGTGACTTCGAGCAGCACTTCGGCTTCGCCCGTAACCGCGCTTTGAATGACGACGCGAAAGGTTCCGGACGCCGGAAACGGCGCGGCCGTCGAGCCGACATTGAGGACTCCGGACCCGGACGTGTATCCGCCGCTTGCAACGGTCGTGGTGGCCGGATAATTGACATTTTGCTCCATGGCTTTAGGTGCTGGCCGCCGTCATCGTCACCGTGACTGTAAGCGTATCGCCGTTGAGCAGCGAGCGCGTCGCGGAGAACGCGCCTTCGCCGTACAGCACGCCCGTGGTCCCTCCCGGCGTATCCGTTGAAGTCGCGAAGCCGCCGTAGATGGTCACCGTGGCGTTGATATTGAAAACCGCGGGAGATGCGCTGTTTGAGATGCTCCCCGCCGAAGCGGTGCCGAACACAATCGCCGGGGATGTCGCGTTCGAGTAGCCGACGTTCTCCTGCCAGTTGTTCGTTCCGCCGGACGGCGTGCTGGTGGTGACCTTCGCCGCCGTATCCGCCGCCGCGAAAGCGCCGAATCCGACGTTGTCGACCAATCGGCAGTACCACGCCGCGGTGTATGCCGAGCCGCTGAAATACTTGGTCAGGATGTCATTGAGCCCTTGCGTGGTCGTCAGATTGTCGAACTCCTCAATCCACTTGACATTTCCGTCCTTGTCCCGAGCCTCGAACCTCCAGTGGTTCTTGACACCCAACCCGAGGGCGAGTTGATTCTTGGCCTGCACCCTTGCACCGAAATCCATTTACCCTCCTTGGGGCGACGAAGCGAATTTAAAAGCGATTCTCTGACCCGTCGCGCTCGCGCCAGGCCACTCCTGATCATAGTCTGGATTTGGGCCCATCGTCCTGACGCAGCTGAAAGGCCATGGATTTTCAAGGTTATTCACCAGCGCCGTCACCGTCATTGTGCCCGTTCCCGAAACTAGAAACTGAAAATATTGGAGCTGTTTCCGCTGGGAGCCCAGCTGATACATCTGCTCTTGCTCGTGGCTCGGGAAGAAGTACGTCGTATAGTACGGAAAAATCTGCCCGTAGTCATCGTCGGTTTGCTGCGCGCCACAGGCGATATAGACGTTTCCGAACCCCGGCGAAAGCCCCGGATATTGCCCGTTCCCCGAGAAGAAAGCCACGAACACCTGGCCCGGCTGCCTGAACATCAGCGCCGCTCCGTTCATCGACGCGTTCCAGCGCGTCCATTTCCTCACGTGGTCCGTGGCGATCAATTTCCCGGAGAAGGAAACATGAATCGGCGCGGCTTGCGCGATCTGATACCCGGTATCGAGTTCCTTGTAATCGCAGGGGTAAATCAAACTGGGAGCCGTCGCGGTTCCCATCGGCAAGCCAAAATAGATGATCCGGGCCACCGGATCGTTCAGCGCCCAAATCGTCAGGTTCGCCGCCGGGTTGATACTCGCCCAGTCCGGCTGTATTTCCTGCGAAATTTTAAAAGGCTGATCGCCGCCGAAGATCCGCGCCCCCGATGAGCTGGCCCATGCGAACCATTCCTCCCCGCCCGCGGCCGAACTGTCGTCCGCCTGCGACCGGGTAACCGAAAACGCCGAGAGCGCTCCGCAGTTTGCCGCGACCTCCTCAATCGACCATCCGGCGGGCTCCGAAACTCCGTTCGCCGGAGAGGAATGGAGGCGCCCCGACGGGTCCTGAGTCAGCAGATAGAGCGTGTCCCGAATGATGCCGAAGTCCATCACCTTGCGCGAGTCCTGCGACGGCCCGAACTTACCCGACACTCCGTCGAAGCCTTCCGGGTTGTTCACGTAAGAGCCACACAGGATTGTATCGAGGTACGGCGTCTGCGCATAAATGATGCTCATTTCGTCCACCAGCACGCTGCTTCCCGTGATGGTAATGAGCATGTCGCTGGGGATCGTGTTGGGCATGGACGCCGCAAATGCGGCCTGGACCCAGCCGCCGCTCGATGAGGGGCTCGGTAACGTCGCCGCGGTGCTGAAGCTCCCGATCGCGCTCGAAATAGTGATGGTCAGCGAACCGGACCCGGAGAGCCATGCGCGCGCGATGTAAGGCGCGTTCGGCGTCCCAATGGGCGCGCCGGAATAATCCTCGTAAAACGACTGTGACAGTTGGCCCCCGCTGGTGATCTGCCACCCCATTCCGAAATGTCCCGTTGCAAGCGCGCCGCCGGAACCGGTCGGCGTCCAGCCCGTGGGGATCGTGGCCGCCGATGGGAACGCGCCGCCGTCGAAGCTCATGTTGAGCAGGTTCTGAATCCGGTTTCGCTGTCCGTAAGCGATCAGCCGGGAATCGTAGAACCCGAATCCCAGCGCGCCGTCAAGCACAATCTGATTGGGCAGATTATTGCCAGGTGTGTTGATGCCGAGCGCGGCAAACAGCGTGTTATCCGCAAAATCGAGGACTATCTCGGTGGTGGTGTTGTCGTTGATCTGCGTCGCGGTGGAAACGACTTGTCCGTTTTCCTGTGCCGGAACGGGGATATAGAAGAAATAGTCTCCCAGCGCGCCGGTGAACGCCAGAATGCGGCCGATGATGTTTGGCGGCCCGATGGGGATATTCGAAACCTGGACGTACTGGCCGCCGTTTGCGGTGAAGAGTACCGGCGGACTCGGCGCCGTGATCGCGAGCTGCCGCGTCAGGAACATCACCTGAAGCTGGTGCTGGCCAGGGGACATCTGCCCAAACGGCGTCACCGTCTCCGGTCCAGTCAATGTCGCGGTCGTGTCAGGCCCAAAGAATTGATAGGTGAATTCGGTAGTCGAAACGACCGAGGAAACAAAGAAGGTCCCGTTCCAAATGAAATAAACCGTGCCGCTGGTCCACGTGCCATCCGTATAGGCGAACTGGACCTGAAAACTGGTGGGCGTCGGACACGAAATGATTTCGAAGTACACCGGCGTCCCCGTATCGGGAAGCGGCCAGTTGATGCTGTACGTCACTCCGCTCGCGGATGGTGTGGACGTGTCCGTATTCACTTGCGCCAGCAGGATCTGAAACGCGACCGGCGAAACGATCAGTCCGATCTGGAAGGACCCGTTGAAATAATTATTGGCGGTAGAGCACCCTTCCACCGTGATACTTGCCCCCACCGAAAGTCCGTGGGGCGTCGAAGTCACAATCTGAATACCATTGGCGTTGCTCGCTATCGCCGCAATCGCGACTCCCGCCACGTCTTCGACGCCGCCAATCACCACTTGCTGGCCCGGCGCCAATCCGTGGGCGGTGCCGGTGGTCACCGTCGCGATCCCCGGCTGCTGTTCGTTGTCGATGACAATCGAGCTGATGCTGGTTCCAGCGACCGAGTTGGCGACGTTTGCGATCTGTGCCTGATAGCCCACCCGGAGACCGTGCGCCGCGCCCGTGGTGGCCGTGGCCACGTTTTGAGCGCACGCGAGCGCCGTCAGCGTGGTCGGCGCGATATCGATGCAGGCGACCGTTGGAGGCCCGCCCGGCCCGTCGTTCGTCACGCGGTCGAGTTGAATTGTTCCGTCCGGGAGCGCGGTAATCTGCAACGGAACTTCCATGCCGTGCAGCCCGTCGCTGATGGCCAGGTATTCGCGGCCAAACGCCGTCACCGATCTCGCGTAAGTTCCGGGCGTCGTGGTGGTGAGCAGCGTGTAAGTGCCCGGCGTCGCCGTCAGGTTCTCAATCCAAAGATTACCTGCGGAATCAAGGTAAATGTTCCAGATATTCCCGGTTGGATCGACATAGCTTTTGCCGTATGTCACCGTCGCGGTTCCGAAGGGAGAGGCAAACTGCTTACTCAGACCAGGGCGGCTCGAAACACTGCCGGGGACGAAAACCACGTCCTGGCAATCCGGCGAAACGCCCTCGGGTAGATTCACAGGCGCGGTTTCGGTGCATAGCCCACCGAAGACGCTCAGGGGGATCTGAACCGCGCCTGCGACGTTAAAACTCATCGCGGCCTAAACGAAACAGGGAAATTCGGCGCGGAAAATGATCACGGCGTCCAATTGCCCGCTGGTGTACGCCGCACCCTCCGTATTCCCCACAATTACCAGGTTACCGTTCGCTTGCGTCGTTCCGGGAGCGAATAGGAACGAATCGCCCACCGGTGCCGTCCCGGCCGGCGGCGCTTCCGTGATTTCCACGAAAGTCGGTACGGAATTGCTCGGAATCGCGAGCGTGGCGAAGTCCAGTACGTCGCCCTGACTCGAACCCGTTCCGTAATCGCCCGAAAGCACGATTGTTCCTTCGACCAGAAACCGGTTGAGGGTCTGATCGATATTGGTTACCGTTAAAGCTGTGGCCATTTGTCTTTTCTCCCTTGCTCAATATCCCGCGCTTGAACTTCCGCCGCGCCCGCGTCCGCTGCGAGGCCGTCTCCGAATGTTGACCCGCTGGTCCGCGATCACGTCGAGGTTGAACACGCGGTCAAGCCCCGCGAGCCCCTTCTCGACGAGTGCGGACGGATCGCCGCCGCGCGCCGCCACGAGTTCCGCCGCGATGTACCAGGAAAAACTGTCCGCGCACCGCATGACAGGTACGGGCTGGGTGAACCAAGGACCCACCACCTGATTTGGTCCGGGGTCCGCCTCAATATCCAGGAAATCGTCTAAATACGTCACATAACGGATGCGCAAATCCTCGGATATTTGCGAACCGGCCATGAAAATCTTGTCTTGGCGCCACTCCCAGAAGCGAAGATTGGTGGTTTTCTGGACGGAGGGAAGCCCGTCCAGTATCTTCTCCATGGGCGGGTCCCCAAACTCCGCGTTCTGCCCGGTCCACCGCTCCCAGACTTTCAGCGGGTGCGCGAAGTCGGCGGGAAGGGCCGGGGTATCGTGCATCGTGGCACCGTCGAAGCATCCGGTTTGATCGATCCAGACTTGCGTGGCCGGATCGTAGCTCGCCACGATTGGAAACCCGATGACGATCACCTCTTCAAGCAGCCGGTCATATCCGCGTTCCGCAAGAACGTCCTGAAAAGCGCGCCACGCTGAATTTACCGTCTGCTGGCTGAATACCTGCGTATTCTTAAGTAGCTTGCCGCCGACGGGCTGGAGGGTCACGAGTTCATCATTGACGCGGCCCCGCACCATGTTGAGGATTGTCGTCAATGTGTCGTATGCCAAACTCATCTGGAACCCGAACTAACCCGAACTAACCCGAACTCATCTATCAGCGCTTCACCGGCTGCGTATCGGGACCCACCGCCGGGGTGAATTTATCGGCCATCTTCCCGAACTCCGACGATTTGAAAATGCTCTTGCCTTGCGCGGAATCGCGATTGAGCACCAGCATGGCGTTCTTCTCCGCCGATCCCTGGAAGGCCATCGCGCCCTCGGCGTCCACGCGTGCGATGCAGAACTCCCGGCAAACGTAATCCGCGAATGAATCGAGACATCGCAGGATCGGAACGGGCTGAACGAACCACGGCCCGACCACCTGGTTCGGGCCGGGATCGCTCGCAATGTCCTCGAAGTCCACGATATAGGCCATGAATCGCAACCGCAGATCCGTTGCCACCGTCGCTCCTGGAATGTAGAGCGTATCGTCGCGCCATTCCCAGAGCCGGTTCCAGGCGGCCTTCGGAACCGCCGGAAGTCCGTCAACTACCAGGTCCATCTCCGTCATCAGCACCGGAGAACCCGAGTTGTACGGGCGCTCCCACAGCTCATAGGGCCGAATGAGATTCTGGGGAAGCACCGGCGCGTCGTTGAGCGTCGTTCCGTCGTAATACCCCGCGTAGTTGATGTACGCCTGTGCGGCCGGGTCGCTCGATCCCGTAACCGACACGTTGGCGAAGATGGTTTCCTGCTTGAGCCCGGTATAGCCGAGGTTCGCGAGGAATTCCTGAAGTTTGCGCCACGCATCGTTTACCACCTGCTGGGTAAACGGCTGCGTGTTCTTGAGGATCCTTCCGCCGATGGGTTGGAGCGTGGTGATTTCGTCGTTCAGCCGCGTGCGCGCGGCGTTGATCACATCCATTAAAATGTCATAGGGTGTGGTGGTCATGGTCTACTCTCCTTGCGGTCCCTGTGGCCCACGCGGCCCTTCCGGCCCCTGCGCCGGGGTGTAGCGATCCGTCATCTTGCCGACTTCGGAGCCTTTGAACAGGCTCTTATCCTGCCGCCAGTCCCGATTGAACATCAGATCGGCGCCGGCTTCGGCTTGCTTGTCGAACTCCCCCGCATCGAGGTCGCCGCGGGCCTTCGCCATTTCCGAGCAGATGTACCAGGCAAGCGGGTTCAAGACCCGCATCATGGGCACGTTCTGCCCGTACCACGGCGTCGCCGCGAGCGGCGTGTTGTTCTCGAAGTCGGCGAGGTAACCCTGATAGCGGAGCCGGATGTCGGTTGCACCCGTGGCGCCCGGCATGTAGATGGTTTCGTTTTCCCAGCTCCACACCAAATTGAGCGGGCCCTTCGCCGCCGTGGGCAAACCGTTGAAGCACTGATCCATGGGCCAGAAGTTCGCGGTCGAGCCGTTCACGCGCTCTTCCAAGAGCAGCGGCGCGATCATGTCCTGAGGAAAAACCGGGGCTGTCTGCGTGGACCCGTTGTAATATTCCGCGTAATTGAAATAAACAAACAGGCCTTGATCGGTCAGCGTGGCCGCAGGCACGTTCAGCAGGATGGTCTGCTTGTTGAAAACGGCAAGCCCGAAATTCGACAGCAGTTCCTGGAGCCGGCGCCACGCGTTATTGGTGACTTGCTGCGAGAACGGCGCGGTATCGGTCAGGACTTCACCGCCTATCGATTCGATAGCGTCGTTCAGCCGCACACGCGCGGCCTGTAGAACGACTTCAACCGTATCGTAGGGAGCGCTCGCCATGCATTTTATTTCTTCGTCGGCTTCGTTGCTTCGTCCATCTCGGACAGTTCCAGCATGTCTTTCTGCTGCTTCATCAGCTTGCGATAAAGCTCCACGTCGATGATCGAGCCGCACTGGCATTTGGCTACGCCGGCGGGGTTGTATTTTCCGCACATCGAACAGCGGATGCTCTCCTGGGTGTGCTGGTGGTGAACCCATTTCTCATCGATACCGCGGGTGCGGGCCGCGAGCAGATGCCGATCTCCGATGACGGCCTTGCGCTCTTCGGGACCCTTGTCGTAAGCGTCCCGCGCTTCCTCGATCAGTACATCGATGTAACCGGACAGCGCAATGCGGGCCTTCATGAGTTCATCCTGCGTCGGATCGTCGTTTTCGGGAACAAAGAAACCTTCCCTGACAATCGAGTTCATGGGGTGCAGCCCGAAGCCGATGCCGATAGCCTCAAGCGCGACCTGCTTGCCGTCGTCTTCGAAATAACCGAAGCTGTCCTCGCTCGCGATGTAGGCGTGGCGGAAGATGCCGGGAATCGGGTTGCTCTTCACATAGCCGAGCTTTCGCGCGTCCTTGGCCGGATCGTATGCCCCGACCAGAAACGATTTGAGCGTCGCCGATTCGATCAGCCGCGCCCACGGCCCCACGTTGCAGATGAACACCACTTCCTCGGCCTGCAAGCGCCGGACGCGCGCGAGCGTCGGAGGGAGATGCATATTGAATCCGAGCCGGCGCGAGCCCGCCTGCTTCTCTTGGCGAATCGCCACCGCCGCTTCTTCCGCCGTAACCGCCATAACTTTACGCTCCCTTCAGAATTCCCCGCTCATTCACCGGAGCCTGACGCCCCGCGAACATCGCGCTCTTCATTTCCATCCCGCGCAATTTGCGCTGCGCCGGTCCACGGACGCCGCGCATGCCCAGATCCCGCGCGCTGAACCGCATCTCCGGTGCTGTCTTCGAGCCGCGCATCAGCCGCGAGCTGCTCACCGGCGCATTCCCGAAGGCCGTCACGGCATCCCTGACTTCCGCCTCCGCCTCGCGCTTAAAGTCGCGCTCTTCGGTTTCGTACTCCGCTTTGTGGAACGTTCGCAAATCCTCGAAGGAACGTGAGCGCCCGCGCTCTACCGCCGCGATCAGATTATCGAGCGAATCCGCTTCGACGCCATGATCGAACTCCCACGCCAGCTCATAATCGCCGCGTGCCGGGTAGGGCCCGAACAGCAGCAGCCCCGAGAACGGGTCTACCATCGTTCGATCCCACTCCCGCTTTGAAAGCTTCTCGGGACTCCAGCGCTCTAGAATCCACGCCGCTTTCACCGCCCGATACTTGGGCCGCCAGTGATAACCGATGTGCCCATCGCTCCACTGGCGCCCGACTAGATGCCGCCGCGAAGCCGTGAAGACGATCCGGTAAAGGTTTTCGCCAAAGGGGCTCGTGCCGAAGCGGGCCATCGGCATCGGGTAATGGCGGAGATTCAAAACCGGATCGTATTCAAGCTCCATGGCAAAGTCTAGTGTCCGAAGTAGTACTTCGGAATGGTCACACCGCTAAGGTACGCGTTCAGCCGCGGCTGAACGGAGGCCATTTGAAGCATGATAACCAGGTACATCAGCATCGACGCCGAAACGCCGCCGCTCTGGCCATAGGTCGGAAAGACCACCTGGCCCTTGACATCGTACAGGCTTAGCGATTTGGACTGAATCTGGAACCAGTGTTCGAGCGCCAACCAGTCGACGTAGCCGGGCCGGGCGCGTTCGTTGACGATGACTTCCCGTCCGGCGATGGTCCGCGGCCGGCGTTTCTTCAGCATGTCGGGCTGCTCATCGCCGCGAAGCTGCGCCACGTCGACGCGCTGGACGTTGAGCGAGAGGTTCTCCCACGCCGCCATCATGTCCACGTTGCAATGGGGGGTCAGGTCGGCGTCGTCCGCTTTCTCGACACCGAGTGAAATCTCCATCAGCGCCTCAATGGCGCGCGCGAGAGAGGGAGTCAACGAACCCGGCGCATTGAAGTTCGGCACGTTGAATTTTCCTGGATACGCCGACTTCTGGACGTTCATGTACGTGCCGGTGTTGCCGGCCACGTTGTAGGCGCGCAGCCCCAACAAACCGGAATTTGAGACGCCGGCCGACCCGCTGACCAGCATCCGGGTTCCGTTCCCCACCCCGGCCGGAATGGCGGTCGCGAAAGTGACCTGCACATTGATCGCATCGACGGAAAGGATGGTGGCCGATCCCAGATAGGTGCCCCCCAAATCCAGCAGGTTCGAATAGAAGTCAATGTCCTGATTGTCCTGGAACGCATTCGGGTTGTTGACGGTCACAACCAACCCAGAAACCGAGACGACGGTATCGAGCGTGTTCGAGCCATCCGTCTGAATCAGCGAGTCCATGTAGCCAGACATGGTTTCGGTCTGCTGGGACTGCAAAAGCGCGACGTAATCCTCAATGGCTTTTTCGTCGCTGTCGGTGGTGTACTCGGCTTGCGCGGTCCACTGCGAAGCCTGCACGAACGAAACGCAGGAGAGCGTTCCGGGAACGGTTTGCGGCCCCGAGCCGAGGCCCATATCTCCGCCGTCGAAGTTGCCGACGCGGAATTTTCCCGCCGTCAGCGGCTGCAACGGAACGCGAACGGGCCGATTCGAAACCGGCTTGATCTTGGTATTGAGTTTGATATACTTCCACAGCCGGGAACCGGCAAGGGCAAGCTTTTCAAGCTTCGGAACCACATATTCTTTTTGGAGCGCCAGGGAGCTGGCGACGTTTCCAGCGGGCATGAAACACCTCTTGGGTTGAAGTGCTTATGCGATCCTTCGCGCGTTACCGCAAGTGCGCGGCCCTGGACGGTGGCCCACCGTTTCGCAATCGCCTTACCGCTGACGTGTGCCGCTGTTTTGAGGGTGGCCCAGCTCCCTGACCGCGTCTACGGCTTATTACGAGGAAGATGATAACACGGAATCAGCGCCATGTGACTTTTTTGCCGTCCTTGAGCACCGCGCGGTTTTCCTTGAGCATGGCCTGATTCGTGCACCCGTAGTCGATATCCCAGCTTGAGGGTTCTTTCGCTACCTGCACGAATCCGGGGGGTGCGGCTTTGGCGGGCGCGCCGCGATCAACGCCCGGCTGGGCTGTCGGAGCGGCCTTCCCCTTCATCGTGCGATTGACCGCTTGCGCCATGGCATCGGGAACCACGCGCTTGTAGATCGAGCCGATGAACCTCAGGTACCCGGCCTTGTCATTAGCCCTGATGAACTTCTGGGACTTCTCTTTCCATCCTGGAAACAGCCGGTCCGCATCGATCTTGGCGCGCGTTCCGAAGCGCTCCATGATTTCCGCGCGCTCTTCGGTGCTGGGCTTTCGTCCGGCCATCGCCTTGGTGAAAGCGTCGCCCATCGTCTGCTTTTGCACCGCCTGCCGGTCCAGGTTCCATTCCCGAGACCGCAACTCCTCTTCCCGTTGATCGGTGCCGTTTCGCGCCGCCGGCCGCGCGCCGGGCTTCGGAGCCGCAGGCGCGTTGTCCGCCAGTTTCTTGAAGCCGCCGAGATATGCGTTGATCGAGTTGAAGGCCTCGATGCCCCTCTGATTGTCGCCGAGGGTGTCCGCCAAACGCATCATCATCAGCGGCAAATCGCTCCGCTGGAAATCGCTGTACACCAGACGCCCGACGTACGACGCGAAAGCGTCCGGCTCAACCTCCGCATATTTCTGGAAGACAATCGGAGCAAGCGCCGCGAAACTTTCCGGCGAGCTCGCCACCATGTCCTCGACGAATGCCGGATCGGCGTCCATGTACTGCTTCGCCAGCCCGTCCAGTTCCGCCGCGCCCTGCAACTTTTCCTCAATGCCGTCGAGGCCGCCGAATTCCTCAACCTTATCCCGAAGCTCGCGCACTTCCGTAAGTCCGCCGGGAAACTCGCGCTCCATTTCCGCGAATTTGAACACCGCGCGCGATACCAGATTCGCCGCTTTCGGGTCGGTCTCGCGGATCTTTTGCAGCGTGACTTTGATCTGAGGATTGAGCTTTTTGCCGTCCGCTTCAAAGAGCGATGCGGGCCCGTCGTTTTCTTCGGCCGCTTCCGCGCCTTGGGCACCTTCCGTGCCGGCCGCCGGCTGCTCTTCCTCGCCGGCCACTTCCATATCGAGAACATCTGCTTCGTCGGACATATTTCTCCTAAGTTGCGGTTGCGGGCTGCTGCCGGGGCTGTGCCTGCGGTTGCCTTGAGGGCCGCATCGGCGGTATCGGCGGGGGAGCGAACGCCGCTGCTTCGGCGGCCTGCTGCATCAGGAACGCCTGGTGCTCTTTCGCGTGGAGCTTTACGTTCATTACGCCGTTGGCGTTGCCATTCAAAAGTTGCTGCTGAACCTTCGGATAATCGGAGAGAAACTCACGGCACTGCTCGAACTCCCACTGATGAAAATCCAATTCGTCCGGCTGGATCGAGGATTTCATCAAACTCGCCGGATCGAACGGAGGGGGCGGAGGCGCGCCGGTTTGCTGAGCGACTATGACCGCGCTTGCGTGCTGAACCTGCGCCTGTTCGAGCACCTGCGGATCGGGTTGCACCGGATCCTGATCCAATAAAAGCTCGATTTCGGCCAGTTGCTTCCGGCGAACGCGCGCCTCCCGGAAAGTCAGTTCGCTGAGCCCATAGGTCCGCGAAATGAAATCCCAATTGTCGGGAGATTGGAGGATTGCCTCGCCCAGCGCCGGGTCCTGAACCGCCTTATCCAAGAAACCGTCGAGCGTGGCGCGCTTTTGCATCGTCGATTCCGGGAATCCGCTGTCGGTATCGGGATGCGCGAGGAAGTGCCCCTTGCCGAGGTCGCTCATGTTCAGCGTGATCGCGCCCTTCCGGCTGGGAACCACCAGCACGCTCTCGCTGTCGATCCGCGAAGCCGCAAGCGCCGCCTGCCGATACACGACTGCCATTAGCCGCTGCACCGCGCCCCAGATTACACCAAGCTGTCCCATCGCCTGGACCAGCGCCGCCTGATAGCCGCTCGCCGTCTTCTGATCCGGCATCCCGGCGCCCTGCACCGCGCTTGGAATGGCCAAGATGAACTGCAAGAGCTGGGTCGCCATGTATTCGGTGTGCTGCATGAACGACGGCGGAATCATCGGATCGGGCTCGCGGAAGAACTGATCGGACAGCGGGCGCTCCCGCGTTGAGCTTTTCCACGGACGGAAACAGTACGGGCTCGCCGTCTGATCGTTTACCGCGTCAATCTGCGTTTTCTCGCCGTTGATCCAGGTGGACGGCCATCCGAAATCCTTTACCTCGGCGTAAGCGTTCATGTCGTCGTTAAACCGATCCTGAATCACGACCGCCGGTTCCATGACCGCCATGCGCGACATCCCGTCTCCCGCATACGGAAAATCCACCGCAAGCTCATCGTCCATCGATCCGTTCCGTGAAGCCACGTAGGTTTGGCCGATAAACGTGCACACACACCCATCCGGGAACGCCTCATTCAAGGCGTCGCGCAATGTCCCGCCCCCGGCGTACAGCGAGTCGAGGCACTTAGCCATGAACATGGAGGGCCGGAAGAAAGCGTACTTGCGCTCCACGTAGTGCGCGTATGTGTCGGTTACCTGGAAGCTTGTCGAATTGCCCTGTAAGGCTCCGATCCGGGCCAGCCGCTCGAACTGCGTATCCGCTATTCCGTCGTCGCCCTGCTCGGTGATCTTGTCCGCAAACCGCGGGTGTTCTTTCTTTGCGATCAATACGTGGGGATCTTCCGTGATCAGGCAGTACGGCCACTCCTCGCGAGATTTCGCCATGATCGGAACTTTAGTTTCGAGTGTGCCGTAGATACTCGTGATTTGAACTTGGCGCGGCTCGCCCTCTTCGTCGCGGCCCCACCGCTGCGCGTCCGCAATCGTGCGTGTCCAGGAGATCGTCCGTCCCGAGACTCCCATCATTCTCACAATCGCGGTGAGAAGGTCCTTGGACTCGTTGCGCCGGTCGAAAAGGATCCGGTATGCTTCGGCCGCTTTCGAGGCCTGAAGGTCCACGGAATCATTGCCGCTGTCCGGCTGGAAATCCACGCCTGGCGGGTTCTCGGTGAGCTTCGCGATGATAATCTGCAACGCCCGTGCGAAAATGTTGTAGTCCCCGATGTAGCTCCCGCACTGGATTTGCTCGCCGTTGGCATTGGGCACCCAGGAACCGGGCGACGCTTGAAAGAAAACGCCCGTGAGCACGTCCTCGTAGATGTGCTGCATCCCGCGCTCGTAGAACCGGTTCCGGCGGTCCCGGCATACTTCCATTCGCCGCTGATAGAGGTCCTCCCGCTCCGCTTCCTCGATCAGGTTGAGCAGCGCGTTTTGACACTCTTCCGGCAGATCTACGTTATCGTCGCCGTAGGTTTTGGCTTGGGAGGACTGATCGACGGAGTCAGCGGGCGCATTGCGGGTTGCGTCCTCGCCGTCGTTGTCGATCTGGACATCGTCCAGTAAATCGGTTGCGTCTGACATTTAGCGGGACGCATGTCATCACGACGTTCGCCCCGTTTCCTTTTCCGCCGCACATGGAACGGCGATAAACTATTCTACGCCTGAATCAGTTCAGGCAGATCAGATTGGCGCGCTCCCGCGCTTCAAGATCGGCCAACCGATTCATCGCCTTTTCCGCTAAATCGACGGACTTCAAGAACTCAAGGTGATCCAGAATCGCGCCGATTACGTCCGCCGCGGCATCGCAGCATACGACGCTTTGATCCGGGTCCGTGGTCAATCCGCAGAAGGGACACTCGAACGAAGCGGGTCCATTTTGCACTATCGCGAATACTTGCCGCTCCACATCCAAAACCTTGTCGCGCGAGGTCATCGCTTCGGCTTTCTCAGCATCGCGCATCCGACAATCAGCACGCCGCAAAGGAACGTGAGCAGGAAGATTTCTCCGGGAGTCATCAATGCCAACCCTTCATGGTTTCCGCGAGCCGCGCGCGTTCCCCAACCTTGCCGCCGCGTGAGGCTGCGCGCGCCAACACGCCGGATGGAATCTTTTTACCTTGCGGAATTCCGAGGTTGCGGTGAAGCTCGCCCGGCTTCTTGATCACATCGCCCTTCGGCTTGCCAAATAAAGTCGCCATTTACTGCCCCCACACGCGCGTTGCCGCTTTCTGAAGCTTGCCTATTGGCGCTACCGGAGCCGCAGGCTTGGCAAGTGGAAGCGCAGCAGGTGCCGGCACAGGGCGCCGGGCTGCCTGCTGCTGTGCGGCCGCCGCGATGTCGGCAAGGCTCATGCCCGGCGCCGCCGGCTGAGTCTGTTGAGGTGTGTCCGTCCCAAATTGAGCCGCTTTTTTCAGCGGACCTGAGCCAAACAGCCAATCGATCAAGCCCGGCATGTGTCACCCGTCATCGCGAGACCTTTGCGCCGCTCTGCGGAGTCTCCCGCTCTGCTCCGGCAACTCGGAGCGCGGCGTTGCGGCAAAATCGTGCAACTGAGAATGGGTCATGGAGAGCAGCCCTTTGTTTCGCCCGTAAATCTTGCCCGGTTCGTGCTCCGCAATCGCCATCGCCTGCTGCTGCTTCTTACTCACCGCGGGCATTATGTGATCCCCTCGGTAGGATCGGATTTGGAGAAACGCTCGCTTAGAACGTTGGCCTCGACTTGCTTCCGGCTGTTCATCTGCTTAGCCGTCATTGGAATAACCGGCGGCCTTCCCCCCGGTCCCACTCCGAAGATTTCATCGCCCACCGATGGATGCCCTTGAATCTCAATGGTACGGCCGTCGTCCAGCCGCACCTTCGACCCATTCGAGCCCACATCGAAAATAGCGATGATCTTCGCCATTGGATCTAGCTGAAGGTGATGCCCACCGAGGATTGGACGTTCCACTTAGCGTTGTACGCCACCAGCGTGATTCCGGCGCCGGCATAAGCGGCAAACGTCGCCACGTTCACGGAGGCCGATCCGGTGTTGAGCAGCCCCGTCGCCGTCAGCGTGTGCGCGTATGCGGTCCCGGAGGTGATCACGATGGTCAGGCCGTCGTCGGTCCCGGCCGTGGGAGCAGCGAGCGTCAGCGCGGCCACGCCGGCCTTGGTGATGACGTACCGCGCGGCAACCTTGGGATTGACCGCGCCGCTCGCCGTGATCGGAATCAAGGTATCCGAAGCTCCTTCGCCCTGGCTGTTGTTCTGGATCGAAACGCCATTGGGAACGGAGGCCGCGTCAATGATCGCGCTGGTTCCTCCGGCGTTGACCCATGCCGCATCCACGATCACCGTGCCGCCGCCGGCCGCGAAAGCCGCGTTGAGCGCTTCCTGCAACCCGAGAGTTCCAGACGTGATATTGTCGCCAGTCCCGTGGGGGTTCGCGAAGTCCGCCGTGAAGCTAGCGGCGTTATAAGTACCGGGACTCGCATCACTGACAGCCGAGGGCGTCACGATTTCGACGTTTGGCCCCGAACCAACCTGCACCGGAGCGTTGGTATTTAGCGGCAATAACGTCGTCCCATCGGCCAATGTGGTGTAACCGAACACCAGCAGCGGGCTGGCCACGCCCGCGGCGTAGCTCCCCGTGCCAATCTGTAAAGGAGCGGGGTCACCGCTGCCGAAGCATCCAAACGCAAAGTCCAGCGCCCGGTACATCCCTGCAAATTTTGATAAGCTCATGATCCCTCTCCAATGTTTTCCACACGCCCACAGGTTTCCACGTGGAACCTTTTTGCCTTCTACTCCCCGAACAGCCCGCGATCTCCGCCGCGGTCCTCCGGCTCTCCGCTCCCTTGGTTTCCACCTTCGTCGAACACCTGATCCGCGTGGTTCTTGACGGATTCCATGTCCGGGTGATCGTGGGGCCCTTGAATCTTCCCGTCCTCTCCGACGTGGTGGGTGGTCAGCGAGCCTCCGTTGTCGTGAATGTGCATGTGCTTTCCGCCATGCGTACCCTGCATCTGCTTCAGGTGCGCCGCGATGGAGCCCGGCTCAGCGCCGGCCATCGGCGCCGCGCCCATCTTCTTCACCGGCACAGCCTTCTTCATGCCCCCTCCGCCCATCTCCGACATCCGATCAGCTATTGACATGCTTACGACTCCTCACTCGGTATAGTAACCGATTTCGCGTTGCGCGACGCAGCCTCTCGGAATTCCGACCACTTCACGCGGCGGCGCAGCGGGTGAATCTGCTGCTGAATCCGCGGCGGAAGAATGTTGCGAATCGAATTCAGTTCGCTTTCGAGCGACACTGCGAACTCTTTCAGTTCCGCGATCTCGCGAAGGTGCTCTTGATTCAGCCGCTCAAGTGCCTCGATGCGCGCCGCCAGCGGAGCGCAGATCCAATCGGCGAATTCTTTCTTCATACCGATCCCGACCTCGCGTTCAGCTCGCGCTCGAATCGCAGCGCAGCCGCTTCCCAAATTTTCTTCCCGTTCTCCCATAGTTGGTCGAAGGCTATTGGCTCGTCCCCTGAGTTGACTGCGTGGTACTCGCCCCGCGCGTCGTGGTAGCACTCATACATAACCTGGCCTGGAGTCTTCATAAGCGCCCTCTCCGACGAATGTAGCGCCCCCGCTGCTGTTCCGCGCTCAGCCTCAGCATTGCCATCGCCCTCGCAGTCGGGTCCTCATAACGCTGATACGTCTCAGCTAGGATAACATCGTCCGGCGCTTTCGGCTCCGCTGTCAAATACGATTTGAGCCCGTACCTCACCATGTCCGCGATGTCGTCACTGATCTGCCCCGGCATCTTTTGCACGTCCAGCGGGTCGTCATCCTTGCAAATCAGCATGGGGATCGCGCTGATTGTTTCGGGACACGCCGAACTGACGAAGAATGCGGGGACATCCTCCTGACGCTCTTCGTAAACGCCATGGGCGTGCATCATCCGGCGCGCGCTCGCCCACCCGTTGTACAGCAGCCGCCAGCCACCAACTCGGTCGATGTCCGCACGCGAGAGCACCGGTAATCCTTCGCGATTCAGAATCGGCTCGATCTGCTCTACCACGGTGTTGGCGCTGCCGCGCTTCGCCCAGGCATCATGCCCGATCCAGTGATCTCGGATTTCCCTGCGCTCATCGTGCGGCGTGCGGATGCAGATCATTCGCGCAAGGTCCGGCTCGGGAACGTCGTTGCAGACCAGCTCGCGGTACATCAGAATTATCCGCACCGTGCTCTTGCTCTCGATCCCCAGAAAGCCTCGCACCTGGTCCGGCGACAAGAGACCACTGGCAAACCAACCCGTCGCGCAGTAGTGCGAGAATCCCCAATCCGTCGCGAGCCAACGGCGCCACCAGGGTTGAATAATGCGCCCCACCAAGTCGGCCGGAAGGACGCACGTGCTCTGCTCCCAGACGTCCGAGTAGTACTGCCCGGCGAACTTCTCGAAGCTTCCCATCAACTCGCCGATCCGCTGCGACGGCGGAAGCCGGTTCAGAATGCGCCCGAAGTCCGTCTGCTCGGTGAACACATGGAACCTGTGCTCGTCCGGCCACGCCGGGTTGCCGGCGCAGTCGCAGCCCTTTCCGGCCTCCCTTCGAATCCGGCACAGCGGCGAATGATAGAAATCAAGCTCCGTGACCGTCCCGAGACCGCGAAACCACTCATAATTGTCCCAGCCGAAACCCTGGATGAAACTGTAATCGTCGCCTGATTCGTTATCGCGATACTCGCGCAAGTAGAAGATGCGCCGCAAGTACGCCGTGCCCACCCCGCCCGGATTGAACGTGAAGATACGCTTACACAGTCCCGGCGGTGTGCCCGGCGCGCGATTGCTGCCCGCCAGTTGCTCCATCTCCTCTTGGCTGAACTCTTCCGCCTGTTCCAGGAAAATGTAATGCGCCTGCGGTCCTCTCGCTTTCCGCTTCGCACGCCCCGTGTCGCCCGCATGGACGAAGAAGATGCTCGATCCGTTCGGAAGCCGCAATTCCTTGTTCCCGGCTCGGTAGTACGGTGCGAGATCCGGGTACTCGACAAACAGCGGCATCACGTGGTCTTTGTTGAGATCGTCCCAAACTCGCCGCATGATCCAGACGATCACGCCGGAAGCTTCCCCGGCCAAGATCAACGCGATCCTCCGAACCGCTCCAGACTTCGCCGCGCCTCGACTGCCTCCGTATCCGATCACTCGCGGCGATTCCGGCCTGCGATCCCGGATTGCCTCTAGCAGCCGCCACTGTTTCGGCTGAAGCCGAATATCAAGCTGCATAGGCGTTATTTATACATCATTGGAATCATGCGATTAGTGACAAGCGCTCACCGGCTGGACACCGCGCGTTTCGCCCGTTTTCCGCAATCGCATAAGCTTTTGTTATTCACGACTGCTGCACCCGGACGATTGCCGTATCAGCGCTCGCCTCAACGATTTGCGTTTTCTCCACTTGCGCCGCCATCGGGGCACCCGCGTGCTGCACCAGCACCTGTATGGTCGTTCCCGGCGCCGGACCCGAAACCTCGCAGAAGGCCGGATGCCGCTT